GATTTGGTTTACTTTTTCTTTTTTGTGGCACTTTTCTTTCTCTCCACTCTATAAGTTCCACCACGCTTCTTATATTCTCGGACTAACCAAGCATTAGCGTAGGCAGAAGGATAAACAGGGAATTTGCGTTTCGCTGCTGCTTTTACTCTAGCGTAAAGTTCTTTATCTACAGGAACATTCGCCACGCTTCTTACCTCCTTTTTTCTTCTTCTTTTTCTTTTTTGTTGTTGACATTCCGTAGGCCATAAGCAAAAAGGTATCTTAGTATATTCTAAACGAAGTTTGGCCCAGTGTCTCAGGTTTTGCCAAGTTAAACTGCTGTAGACAAAGATAACCAAAAGCATCAAATGCATGATCCACACCCAAGTTTTTATTAGGTAAACCAGTATTAGGTGCATAAGTTAATGTCCTAAGTGCCTTTATCAATTCTTTACAACGCGGATGTATCAAAGTCCTTCTTTCACCATTAGCATCAAACAGAGCAGTATTGACAGCAGTGATCTTATCTCTGATCTTCCAAGGGCTTTTAGGACTCATAACAGTAAAACCATTACGTCTTAAGATCGTATGATCTGTTACTCCCACCCCTGATGTCTTTCTTGCACTTCCAGTAGGGTCTGGACAGGCAATAACTCTACGATCAACTCCATACCTTCTAACAACCTCTTC